GGATATGAAGATATTAATCCTGAAGATGGTGAGCCCACTGGAATTAAATTACCATATGTTGTAACCATTGACGAGTCTTCTAATAAAATTTTATCTATACGAAGAAACTACGCAGCAAACGATCCGCTAAAAAATAGAGTTAATTATTTTGTACATTTTAAATTTTTACCAGGAATGGGATTCTACGGATTTGGTTTAATTCACATGATCGGTGGATTATCTAGAACTGCTACTACTGCATTAAGACAATTATTAGATGCAGGAACTTTAGCAAATTTACCAGCAGGATTTAAAGCAAGAGGAATTAGAGTACGTAATGATGCACAACCATTACAGCCTGGAGAATTTAGAGATGTGGATGCACCAAGCGGTAACATCAAAGATTCGTTTATGCAGCTTCCATTTAAAGGACCAGATCAAACATTACTTGCATTGATGGGAATGTGTGTGCAAAGTGCACAACGTTTCGCGAGCATCGCTGATTCACAAGTGGGTGATATGAACCAAGCCGCGGCCGTCGGTACGACGGTAGCATTATTGGAGCGTGGATCGCGGGTGATGTCAGCTATTCATAAACGATTATATGTCGGATTAAAAAATGAATTTAAATTATTATCAGAAGTATTTAAAACATATCTACCACCAGAATATCCATATGATGTTCCAGGTGCACAGAAGAATGTTAAGCTAGCAGATTTTGATGATAGGATTGATGTACTACCAGTTGCTGATCCTAATATCTTTTCTCAAACACAAAGAATTTCTATGGCGCAAACTCAATTACAATTGGCGCAATCTAATCCACAAATTCATAATTTATATCAAGCATACCGTTCTATGTATGAAGCAATTGGTGTTAAAAATATTAATGCTATTTTACCACCACCAGAACAACCTATGCCAATGGATCCGGCGTTAGAACATATTCTAGCTATGAGTATGAAACCATTTCAAGCATTCCCAGGACAAGATCATAAATCACACATTGATGCGCATTTAAGTTTTATGGCTTTGAATATGGTACAAAATAATCCACCTATCATGGCATCTTTACAAAAAAATATATTAGAACACATAAGTTTAATGGCACAAGAGCAAGTTCAATTAGAATTTGTCCAAGAATTACGTGAAGTTCAAATGATTACACAACAAATGCAACAAGCAGGAGCAACAAACCCTGCAATGGCTGCAGGTATGATGGGTAATCCACAAATGATGCAAGCACAACAGAGATTACAACAGATTACTAATGCTATTGAAGCTAGAAAAGCAGTGTTGATTGCAGAATTAACAATGGATTATGTGAAAGAAGAGGAAAAAATCACAGGTGAATTTGGTGGGGACCCATTATTGAAGCTAAAAGCTAGAGAATTAGACCTACGAGCAGAAGAAAATTCAAGAAAAGAGAACGAAGGTCAAGAAAAAATCAATATTGACAAGATGAAAGCCATGATGAATCAAAAACAACACGAAGAAAAGCTAGAACAAAACGAAGATTTAGCTGGATTACGTGCAGGAGTATCACTAGCAAAACAACAAATGTCGGATGCTAGCAAAGTTAACGATTTTGGTAGAAATTTCCCAAAAATCAACTATACTAAATTTTAACTAGGAGAAAAATATGAGCAAAGATTGGCAAAGAGGTTCAGGATACGTATACGCACCTAAAATTGAAAAAGAAATGGGTGTCGGTAAAGACGGTTATCAACAAGGCGGAGTTCCTGTTGAAATGACTAACGATCAAGAGTCACAAACTGTTGAAGTAAAAGGTACTAAACGTATGTTGAAATCAAAAAGCAAAAAAGCTACTTGGTATTAAATATATAAGGCCGGTTATGTCAAAAGGTTCTAAAAAGATTTTTGATATATTGGAGATGAATGTACCACATCCTTATGGTCAAACATCTACCCATGAAAAAGGTATTTCTAATACAGGTACTAATAAAGCTGTACTAGAAACAGTTCGTGGTCAAGGAGTTGTTTTGAAAGATAAAATTAGGAAAGCAAAATCATATTAATATGTTAGCCGCATTAGGAACAATTGCCCCATTAGCGAAGATGCTGTTTTCAACAGTAGATAAAGCTATACCTGATAAAGATTTAGCAGAGAAATTAAAAGCTCAACTTAACACTCAATTATTACAATCATCCACTGAAGAACTAAAAGCAGCGGCTTCTATTGTAGAAGCAGAAGCTAAATCCCATTGGTTTGTTGCTAGTTGGAGACCATTACTAATGTATGTATTAATATTTATTTTAGTATGGAATTATGTTATAGGACCCGTTATAAGGGTCTTTACCGGAACTATTATAACGTTCGAATTACCAGGAGATGTGTGGACACTTCTCAATATTGGACTTGGAGGTTATGTGGTGGGTCGTAGTGGTGAATCCATTGCGAGAACTTTAACAAACAAACAAGGAGCAAAATAAAATGAGAAACGACTACGGCATACGATCAGATGTTAGATTTTCCAAAGGTGGAAAAGCTACTAAAAAAAACAAATCATCTAAAAAGATGATGGGTTCTGTTAAAAGATTAGATAACAAAAAAATCAACAAGAAAAAATAATATCATGAAAAATACAAAACGAATGAATAGATTGGAAGAACTTGGAAGAGTTGATTCTGAAAAAGCAAAAACTAAAAAAGGTAAAAAAAATCTTAAAGCTGAAAAAAGAAGAATCGTCAGAACTTTAAAAAGAAAATAATATGTTAAAAAAAATAAAAAACAAAATTTGTGCAATCATATGCAAGGTATTTAAAATTAAACCTTGTGTGTGTGGTCATGAATGTGGTTGTAAAAAGGATAACAAATAATGAAAAAAAGTAAAAGTAAAAAATCATTTCCTGACATGTCTGGAGATGGCAAAGTTACTAAAAAAGATATTTTAATGGCTAGAGGAATTATTAAAAAATCTAAAATGAAAAAGAAAAAGTAATGGCTAAACTTTGTCCAAGAGGAAAAGCAGCGGCAAAAAGAAAATTTAAAGTATATCCAAGTGCATATGCTAATATGTATGCTTCCGCAGTTTGCTCTGGCAAAGTTACACCAGGTGGTAAAAAAAACAAATCACAACAAAGAAAAGCAGTATCTAATTATAAGCAAGGTGGTATTGCTAAAGGTTGTGGAAACGTAATGGAAAAAAGAAGAAAAGTAACCAAGAAATATTAATATGGCTCAAAATGGTTTAAGAAAGTGGGTCGCAGAAAAATGGGTAGACATTGGAACTAAAAGAAAAGATGGTTCCTTTGCTCCTTGTGGACGATCAAAAGGAGAAAAAAGAAAAGGTTATCCTAAATGTGTTCCATTAGCAAAAGCTAGAGCAATGTCTGAAGGTCAAAGAAGATCAGCAGTTAAAAGAAAAAGAGCAGCTGGTAATACAGGACCTAAACCTAAAAATGTTAAAACTTTTACGAGGAGAAAATAATGGCTAGAACAGCAGCATGGCAACGCAAAGAAGGTAAAGATCCTAAAGGTGGTTTAAATAGAAAAGGTGTAGCTTCTTATAGAGCCGCGAACCCTGGATCTAAATTATCTATGGCAGTAACTACAAAACCATCAAAATTAAAAAAAGGATCTAAAGCAGCTAATAGACGTAAATCATTCTGTGCCAGGATGACCGGAATGAAGAAACGACTAACATCTGCTAAAACGGCAAGAGACCCTAATAGTAGAATTAATAAGTCTCTACGAAAGTGGAACTGCTAAAAACATATAAATATGGACGAAATAAACGTTGTATATAAAATACAAAAAAGACTACAAGCCACCCTTCAACAAATAGGCGACGTTATGATTAGCGGAGGGGTTGACAATATGGAAAAATACAAGTATTTACTCGGTCAGGCACAAGCCTACCAATTAATATTACAGGAAATCTCTAACCTGCTAAATGACAAGGAGCAAAACAATGAGCAACCAGATCTCACAAACGTCGTCCATTTCGGAGACAGAGATACCGAAGATTAAACTCGGACTTGAAGAAAAATATCAAGAAGAAGAAAAAGAAGATAAATTAAAATCCATAGACAGTAAAGAACCATTAAATCCAGATAACATTGGATCGGATACTGTAGATCAATTACCGGAACCAACAGGGTACCGACTTTTAGTTTTACCTTTTACACCAAAAAATAAAACTAAAGGTGGAATATTATTTTCACAAGAAACATTAGACAGAGCAAGAATTGCAACCACTTGTGGTTACGTTTTAAAAATGGGACCGCTTTGTTATAAAGATGAAAAATTTACATCAGGTCCATGGTGTAAAAAAGGAGATTGGGTGATTTTTGCACGATACGCTGGATCACGACTACCAATAGAGGGTGGAGAAGTGCGAATACTTAACGATGATGAAGTAATAGGGACTATTAAAGATCCTGAATCAGTACTTCATTTAATTTAACATAGGAAGGAACTATGCCAGAACTAAACGAAACAAAGCATGATCTGATTGATGTAGGTGAAGAAAACGGAGCCGAAATTAATTTTGATGATAACAACGAACCACAAAAAGAAACAGTTGTTGAAGAAAAAATAGAAGTAGAACAGGAAACAAAAGAAACTCCTGTTGAAACTAAAAAAGAAGAAACAAAAAATGCTAAAGATGAGTTAGCTGAATACAGCGAAGGAGTACAAAGACGTATTTCTAAATTAACTCGTAAGATGCGTGAAGCGGAAAGACAAAGAGAAGAAGCAATTGCTTATGCTCAATTAACCAAAAGACAAAAAGATGAACTTGAACAAAGAATGTCTGCTGTTGATAAAGGTTATGCTACTGAATTTGAAAGTAGAATTAAAACTAGTTTAGCAGCAGCTAAATTGGCTTTAAAAAATGCTATTGAATCTCAAGATATAGAAGCACAAATTTCTGCACAAGAACAATTAGCTAATTTAAGTGTTGAAAACGCAAGACTTAACTCTTTAAAATCATCACAACCAATAGAAACTAAAAAAGAAGTTAATATAACTCCTCAACAATATCAGCAGGATAGATTAACTTATAATGGTAGACCAGTTCCTAATGATGTGCCTACAGATCCTAAAGCAGAAGCTTGGGCATCTAAAAACACATGGTTTGGTAATGATTCTGCAATGACTTATACTGCATTTGATATGCATAAAAAGCTTGTAGAAGAAGAAGGATATGACCCAAAATCAGACGAATATTATGAAGAAATTGATAAAAGAATAAGACTTGAATTTCCTCATAAATTTGATAAGATAGAAGGCAGCACTACAGAAAGAGCAAAACCTGCTCAAGCTGTAGCATCGGCAAAACGTTCGGCCCCAACAGGACGCAGAAAAACTGTGAAGCTCTCGCCCTCACAGGTAGCAATTGCTAAAAGATTAGGCGTGCCACTAGAAGAATATGCGAAACAATTAAACATCACGGAAGGAGTATAAGGCATATGGAAAACGAAAAAATAACAACTTCACGTGCGAGTCAAGAACGAACTAAAACTGAAAAGAAAAAAGTTTGGACTCCACCCTCATCACTAGATGCACCACCTGCACCAACAGGTTTTCGTCATCAGTGGATACGAGCAGAATCTATGGGTTTTCAAGATACGAAAAACGTAGCTGCTTCATTACGAGAAGGATATGAATTAGTTAGATCTGATGAATATCCAGAAGGTAATTATCCAACTGAAGCTGAAGGCAAGTACGCAGGAGTCATCGGAGTAGGAGGCCTATTGCTGGCTAGGATACCAGAGGAGATTGCGAAGCAGATTGATGCATATTATGCAAAACAAACTGCCGATAAAGAAGAAGCAATTAATAACGATCTCATGAAGGAACAGCACCCAAGTATGCCAATCAATAATGATAGGCAGACTCGTGTAACCTTCGGTGGTACAAAGAAAAACTAATTATTTAGTAATTTCTAATACCAACGAATAAACTTAAACAATTAAAACAAGGAAAATACTATGGCAAACGCAAGCACAGTAGGATTCGGTTTAAGAGCAGTCATGGCTGTTGGAAACACTCCAGCAACTTCAGGACAATCTGAATACCTAGTCCAAACAGCACCAGGCGTTGGTTTGTACAAAGGAGATCCAGCATCTATCCAAAACTCTTCAGGAGCACAAGGATATGTACAGGATGCATCTTTTACTACAACTGATGATACTGGAGCAGGTGGAACTACATATAACAATACTACTAGCGCACTTTTAATAGGTGTACTAAATGGTTTCTTTTATATTGATTCCACAGGCAAACCAACTTTCGCTAATTCAGTAGCAGCAAGTACTACTACTAGCGTTAATTACAATACAGGCTCTAATACTATTACAGCCTTTGTAATTGATAACCCAAACCAAGAATACGTTGTAAAAGCAGACGCTGCATTCGGAACGGATGAAGCAACAGCTCAAGCAAAATTTGGTGCGGCAAATCAAATGAACGTAAACAACTGGACTGCATCCTCAAATAAAGATGGTCAATCGATCACAACTTTAGATGTTGGATCTGCAGCGGCAACAGCTATGTTTACAGTAGTACGATCAGCAAATGACCCAGAAAATAAAGATTTAACTGCGGCAGGTGCTAACGTGATCGTTACTATTGGTAAATCATCAGCGTTGTATAACTAATAGCGAATAGGAGATAAATAAATATGGCTATATCAAGAGCACAACTAGTTAAAGAACTAGAGCCAGGTTTGAATGCACTATTCGGCTTGGAGTACAAACAATACGTAAACGAAGCAGCAGAAATTTTTGATACTGAAACTTCAGACAGAGCTTTCGAAGAGGAAGTAATGTTGTCAGGATTCGGAAATGCAGCTGTTAAACCGGAAGGACAAGGAGTAACATTTGATGATGCTCAAGAAACTTTCACGGCTCGTTACACTAACGAAACAATCGCTTTAGCGTTTGCAATCACAGAAGAAGCTATCGAAGATAACTTGTATGACAGACTAGCGTCTAGATATACAAAAGCGTTAGCAAGATCTATGGCGAACACTAAACAAGTCAAAGGAGCAGCAGTTCTAAATAATGCATTTAGTTCAACTTTTGCTGGCGGTGACGGAGTAGCACTTTGTGCAACTAACCACCCAACTCTTTCAGGTACGTTCTCTAACGAGTTAACGACAC